CAGCCGTGTCTTGCCCTAATAAAGCAGTAATTAATATACCACTAGGATAAAATAACATACCAAACAATGCAAACCAAGTCATTCTTCTCATAGCATCTCTACGGGCATCTGCGTCTTCTAATTCTTTTCTTTTAAATTCCAAATTCATCTCCATTTCTTCTTGAGAAATGTGACCATCACCATTCCTGTCAACTTTTTTTGCGACCTCTGGGTCAACTGTTACTTCAACGGCCATTTTAGTACCTCTCTACTGTTTCATTTTTGCGTTTTCTTTTTCTATTCTCTCATTCTCATCCTGTACCCATTTTGCGAGTAATCCCATATAGATCTCTCTTTCCCATGGCATCATATTTTCTAACTCTGTTAAAGAATATTTATGATGTTGCATCAATGCAAAATTAGTTTTATAGTAATTATAAACACTATCATGAGAAAGACCTATTCTAAAAAACTTTGCAGGCCCTCCAATAGAACCTCACTTCTCACTTTTGTTTTTGGATTAGTCACATCAACAACGTGTCTTAGTCTTGGCATCGTGTTAAAAAAGTTGATTACCTTTTCAAACTGTTCGGTGTTCAACTGCTCCACAAACTCCTCAATGTCTTTATCTGTTATATCAACTCTATTATATTCTGTATCACCATATACTATTTTTACAACGCATCTATTTAATAATTTAAACACACTATCACTTGTGGTTTCAGTGTTCAATGACATTGCGTCTGCAAACATAGGATGTTTGAGATAGAGTTTTATCTTGTCAGTTATTTCTATTTCATTGGAGTGACCTACAGTCATTTGAACTTGTATGTCTTCAAGATTAATTTTAGTTTGCACTTTAGTTTCTTTGTCATCTGGACATATGAGATTTAGTTCCACTGTTTCACCAGCAGATTTACCTCTTATTTTAAGAAACATATATTCAACATCATAAGTTGGTAGAACTGATATATCAATCTTACCAAAAGTGCAAGATGTTAACAAATCAGTCATTGCTCTGACCATTTGTGTTTCATCATTACTTTCTTGAGCCATCATGATTATCTTCTGTTCTTTCACTAAGAAAGGTCTGTAATCAATCGGTTCTTGTGTGGAAGGTAGTGTTAGTTGATACGTTGGTGTATCAATTCGTGGTAACGCCATTATAATTCATCCTTTAAAATTATCTAGTTAGTCGGTTTATTATCGCTGGTATCCTTGAGCGTATTTGTCTTTCAACTGTGTTTCTTGCAAGAGTGGCTAAACTATCTGCAAGACTTTGTGGTAATCTCGCCTCATCTGTTAAGTTTTTCCAATATCTATATGAGAATGTAACACTCACTTTTTGTTGTTGGTTTACAGCAGAGTAATCAAAAGTTTGGGCAGCTATTGTTTTAGGAAAACACTCTATCAGTTCTACACCATATCTTCTCTCGTTCTGTTCGTCCAGTTGGTAAATCTGTATTGTTCCAACATAATCATCATAGTAACCCATTGCCCATGTAAGTGGGTCAAATGATATTCTCTGCCATGTTTCAAAAAACTTCTTCTCTTTGTGGTCTGATGATAGTTGGAATGTTGCATCAATATCTGCAAATGAAAACCCCTGTGCAATCTCTCTGACTGGGCCATAAATATTTGTATCTGGTGCAGTATCTATATTTCTACCAGGCATTGATATCTGTTCACATTTGAGTGAAACTGATCTTGCAGTCCCATCTCCACGCATTGCGTTTATAACAGTAGAAAATATATTTGTTTGGTTACCCACTGGTGGTAAAAATATGACTTCATAACGAGATGGTTTTGCGATACCACCATCAGCACCACGCATTAGTCCTAGTAACTCATTCAATACACCAAAAGCAGGGCCTGACACTGCATTACCAAATGGATTACCAACCACACCCTGTAGTAAACTTAATACCATTAAATCATTCTCCTACTGTCACTATAGACTTGACTTGCAGTTGCTTTCTTAAATCTCTGCACTGGTAGTAATGTTGCAATCACAAACTCGTCTGCATCTATTCTACGAAAACGTGATCTCACATACCCAGATAAATATTTATGTATGGTAGGTTTGACTGATTGTATCTTTTTTACTTTATCATAACTAACGTCTAAAGTCGTACCCTTATCAAATTTTGTATCTGAACTAAAATCATTCAGTCTATCTAATAGTCTTATTCTTAATGATATGGGTAGATAATGTAGATTGATACCTAGAAATCCATCTGAGTATGACTCTAGAGGTAACACCAGAGGGAATGTATCATAGTATGGTAACTTCCTTGCAAACTTGGGTGCATAGACAAACATATTCAGTCTACCACCAAAGGGTGACTTTGCTTGTTTACCATCACGGATTAGGTCAAGTGTCTTGGGTGTACCAAACTCTTTGATTTTATCTCTGTACCATTCAGTGGATTTTGGTCTACCTTTTGCAGCCTGTTGCACCTGTTGTATGAAGTTTTTAATTGCCATGTTTTATTTATTAGATTTTCTCCCAATGATTTTTCATATCATCAGATATCCATTTATTAAAACTTTCTTCTTCCATTATATCAAATGCGATTGTAATTCTCAAATCAGTATTAACTTCATCTGTATAATGGTTTAACCAACAAGGAAATAGTGTTATTTTACCTAATTCATTTTTAGAGGAAAATTCATTTCTATAGTATGGTGCGATATAATAAGTATTTGTATTTTCAGTAAAAACACAAATATGACCACTTAAATAAGAGTAATTATTATCAGCATGAGTATGTGTTTTTATTTGTTGACCTTTTCTCATAACATTAGCCCAACATTGAACATAATAATTATCATCCACTTCATACTCTAATGTTTCTAAAAAATCATCATGTTTATTTCTAATCATATCTTTTAAAAACTTTGTTTCATTTAATTGTAATAGATTATAATATTTAAATCTACTTGTTAAACTATGATTACCTAATCCAGTACCACCATCTGAAAAATATGGATATTTTTGAATTAGATCTTTTTCTAAATTTAATATGTCTTGTTTTAATTTTTCAAAATTTAATTCCAACATATTTTCATATATGAAATAATTGAAAGAAGGATTGAATTTATTTCTTAAAGGTTCATTACTGAAGTTATAGATATTTTTCATATTATTTGTACTGAGGGAACAAATGGTCTTCTGTAAAAATCTTGAACTCCATTCCATGATCTTTACAGAACTCTTCTGCTGATTTCCACTTGGCTTGATTGACTGCGTAGGTGAACACCTCGTTCAACCACTTTTTGGTTCTACGTTTTGGGTTCTTTATGGGTTCTTTGCATTGTGCTTTGGGTTTGACCTCAATCACAAACTTTTTGGTCGTTCCATTTTTTTGTTTGACTTTCATGTAGAAGTCTGGAAAGTATCTGTGTATTCTACCATCTTTGGGTGAACGATATGGTATAATTATTTCTTCACTACCCCATTCAATTACAGAGGTGTTCTTATCACAATAGACCATAAGTTTGCGTTCCCAGAGTGAACGATAAATCACTTGAGATGGGTCACCCCTGTATTTCTTAGGGTTCATTGGTTTATACTTACCTTTGTACGACTTCATGTATAAATACTTATAAAGGATTAAGATGAGTATAAAAGAACAGTTCACTACAAATCTTGATAGGGTGAGTTCATCTGTCAAACAAGCATTTAACGTAGCAACAAGTGTAATAGATACTGTTCAAGACCCAGTTGGGGCTCTCTCTAACTTAGGTTCAAAATACTCAACTGAAAATCTTAGATTTCCAAGAGATGTAGAAAACCCAGATGTGGGTATTGGTAATCATGGTCATTATATTCTATTCTCTATCAACACACAGGAGAGAGCAAAGTTAAGAACAAGTGCGATAGGTAGTGGTGGTAGTCGTGTAGATGATATAACAAGAGATGCAAATATACCAGCATTCCTAAACAATTGGGATGTCGTATCTGGAACTTACAAGAAGATGTCAGCAGATAATCTAGTTGGAAAACAACTAAGTGACACTTACGAAAAAATACAACGCACAACTGGAGGTGCATCTAATCCAGCTATTGCACTTAGAGAGGGTAGGGATATTGGTAAATTCTCAGTTGATAGTTCATATCAATCCAAAGGTTCTACTATAAAAATTAAGAGAGCACCAACAAAAAGATTGAAAACACAAATTGCAATGTATATGCCACAACAGGTAAACGTGACTTATGGTGCAAACTTTACAGACACAGAGATGGGTGCATTGACAGAGGAAGCCTTGAACGCATACAACAATGCGATAGGTGGTCGTTTTAGAAGTGCGTTTGAGAATGTTCTGAATATGGATCAAGGTATCGCAGAACAACTACAAAAAGGTCTACTTGCAAGTATTGGTATTATACCTGGCTTTGGAGGTGCAAGAGAAGCGTTTGAAGCAAAAGAGGGTGCAATCATATCTGATAGATTAGAACTTGCATTCAAGGGTATTAACAAGAGGGTATTTCAATATACATTTAAGATGATACCTAAAAATCCTCAAGAGGCAGATGAGATAAGAAAGATAGTCTTTGCATTCAAGGCCAATATGCTACCAGAGTTTGTTGGTGGTAATCGTGCTGGTAGACGACTAGTAGTTCCTAACACATTCGACATATCATATATGTACGTTGGTGCAGAAAATGATTACTTACATAAAATATCAACTTGTGTGTTAGAGAATATGAATGTTACATATGGTGGTGATAGATACAAAACATTTGAAGGTCGTGGAGATGGAGCTCCACCTGTAGAAACAACTATCACACTCAACTTCAAGGAAATGGAACTTATCACAAGAGAAAGAGTTTTCGAGGGTTTCTAAATGTATTTTGATAGTATACCAAAAATTCTATATGATTCTAAAGGTAATGGTGAAGTCAAAGTTGTCACCAACCTTTTGAAACGTGTTGCAGTCAGAACAAAGATAAAGACGAATGCACTTATTCTTGACACATACAATGTTAAGAATGGTGAAACACCAGAGTCAATCGCAGACAAATTATATGATGACCCAGAATTACATTGGGTGGTCTTGATGATAAATGACATCACAGATCGTTATCATCAATGGCCGATGTACGAACAACAGTTCAACACATATGTGAATGAAAAATATGACAACCCAGATGGTGTGCATCACTACGAGATATCACAAACCTCTGGTGATACGTCCACAAAAATAGAAGTATATAATAACTCTGCACTCTTTAGTGGTGATACTGATTTCTACTCTAACGCAACAACTATCACTAACAGGGAGTATGAAGAAAGAGAACAGGATAAAAAACGTCAAATAAAATTACTTGACCCTGCTTTCCTAGATCAGTTTGTCGAGGAGTACAAAGTATTGATGGGTGAAAGTGTTCTCTAATGAGTAGAGATGCAGTACAGTTTGCTGGTGAGTTTGGTATTGAAGAACTCAAGATCGCATCACCAAGTGGTGGTGTTGCTGACCTACTTACAGATGTCCTAGTGATAGAGATCAATATCTTTGAAGACATATTCAAAAGCACTATCTCTGGGACTATCACTATGAGTGACATACGAGATGTAATCACACTTCTTCCAATACAAGGTCAAGAAGAGTTATATATGAAACTCAAGACACCATCATTGAATGCAAAAGAAGACATCATAGATTTTACTGCAAACCCTTTTATAATCCATAAGGTGAACATGAGGAGAGAGGTTAGCACTGGTGGTCAGATTTATGATCTATCTTTTGTTTCACCAGAGGCCATAAAAAACACAAAGAAAAGAGTGTCAAAATCTTATGTAAACACGAAAGCAAACATTGGCGAAATAGTTGATGACTTAATGAAACAAGATAAGTTTGGTATACAGACTGAAAAAGAAGTTGAGATAGAACCTACCATTGGAACTAGAAAGTATGTTGTTCCAAACTCATACCCATTCACATTTATATCTAAATTGACGAAAGAGGCACAGTCTGAAAAAGGTTCTCCACACTATCTATTCTTTGAGAACAAAAAAGGATTTCACTTCAAAACATTTCAATTTTTATATAACGAGGCCAAAGAGAATGGCATCAGGGGTGAGTTCCATGTTGGTGATATTGGGTTTGATGAGGAAACCACTCCAGACCCAGAGTCAGGTAAAAATGTCCAGAGTTTCAAAAGAATACTACAATATTCACTAAACTCAAAAAAAGATATGTTAATCAATACCACAACAGGTTTTTTCGGTGGGACTGTGGTAGAACATAACTTGTTTAACAAGAAACTAAAAACAAAAACATATAACTATTTCGATGATGCAGACTTCAATGTAAATGAAAGGATATCACCAAATAGACTTTACAGTGACAATGCAATGCCATCAATAGAGTCACTTAGTGATGATATAGAGACATCAAATATTCATGTGATATCAGTTTCAAAAGATAGTGGTGATGTTGACAAAAGTTTTGAGAAAGGTGACCCAAATAAACGATATGAAACACTTTTAGATCGAAAATCTAGGATTGTAGAATACCAAGATGGTATAAGTATTAATATGACTGTTCATGGTCAGACAACTTTAACTGTGGGGGATATGGTAAGAGTATCAATACCAGCAGTTGGAGGAGATGAGGTAGAGGATAAATTGTACTCTGGTGCGTATTTGATAACAAAACTTAGACATACTTTTTCACCACCTACAAGGAGTCACGTTATTAGTATGGAGGTTGTTAAAGACGGACTGAGTGAGGGATTAGACTCGGCAGAGGAAGTCAAGACTCTACCCAAAAAGAAAACATCAACATTTAAGAAGAGTAGTGGCCCACCACCATCAAGGTTGGGCACAGGAGCAAGATAGGAGGTAGTAATCTATATTCGTTATGATTAACATTAATTAGGAGCAACTTATATATGACAAACAAATCCAGAATGAAACTAAAGAAGTTTAATTTTTTAAGTCAACACAGGACTGAAAGACCCACGATT